TAGTAATCAACCCTGCAAAGTCAACGTCGTAAACCACGTTCTCTATGTCGATATGAGAACGATTAATAATGTAGCCTTGGCGCTCATAACCTGCACTTACACTACTGCAACCGCTCTCAATGTCGTTAGATATATATTTCTCACAAGCCATATTCTTTTAGTTTTAAAAACCGAGGTGCTTTTTTAGGGAAGGTAGGTGCTATCCCTTATATAAGCACCCCGGAACGTATATAATAACAATTTATGAAACTGTCTTATCTTAGTATGCAGCCTGAATCATGCGGTCATCTGCGATGAGAGTTCCCAACTTATCCTTTGCCAGCAAGAAGTTGGTCTGCAAGGTTTTGTCGAACCAAACTTGCAAATCTACCAATTCGTTCTCGCTCTCCAAACCTACGCACATATTCTGTGTGGTAGTGTAGATAGCGCGATACGGCTGGTTGAACTTGGTCTCTGTACCCTCGTATGCCTGGATAATCTCATCCCATGTAGGAATTGAAATCAACTTGATACCACTGTAGGTACTCTCTTGAATACCCATGAATATGCTGTTCCACTGCAGCTCGCTACCCTTGTTGTTGTTGCGAATGTCGATATTCAGTGCATCCTTGAATGACTGCGTGATGTAGATTACTTGATTTTCTGAACCGCGCAACAATGGGTGTGCATCCATAATCAAGTTATCCAATATCTTCATAGCGTAACCGCTTGCCATGAATGCGGTCTTCTGCGCTGCCTTAGTAGTCTGCGCGTTCGCATCGATAGTTGTTCTGCGTGCGCTATCGGTTGCAATAACTTGATAGATACGCTTGAACAAACCATCGGTGATGTTGAAATACTTCGCGTTATCACCGTTGAGCAATACACCGCCAGACGCTGTTGCCTTTGCATTGGTATCTCCAAACCATGCCAAACGCAGGATAGTCTTCATAATAGCCAATTCCAATCGTGGGCGTATGATGTCGGCAAGGTATGCCGTGCCGGTCATGTCCGCGATGGATGTTTTGTTTTTGAGCGCCCACTGTGCTACTGTTCCCGCAACATCCTCGTAGCACATTTCCAATGCTACCTCCCATGCTTTGATACTCCATTCCTTCTCACTTGCAGCAATCGTCTCGCTGTCGTAGGTCGGCTTACATCCCTGCGCTGCCTTACCTACCAAACCGAACTCACCTACGAATGCCAACTTATCGCCATTGCGCTGAGCTGGGATTACGTTCAAGAACGCACCCAACTTCTCGGGCGATACTACCGCCTGCAATATCAGCTGACTTAACTCACGAATCGCGCCATTGTCGGGCGTAATCTGACTCCAATTAATGTTTGTACTTGCCATATATGCTAACTCTTTATGTCGTTACTTACTTTCTCGTTTCTTCTTTTGCTCCTCGTACTCTGCGATGGTCATGCTCTGTTGCACCTTGTGCATCTGTACGCTCTGCGTGTTGCGCTTGCTTACAGTGTACCCACTCTTCAACGTTTCGAGGAACTTCTCACCGCCTGCAAGGTTCACTGCCTCCAATATCGCGGACTGCTCTTCTGTAACCTGCGATGCTTGCAGGGTGCTTACCTGCCCTCGGAGAGATACCGCCTCTGCCTCGGCTGTTTCGGCTCTCTTCGTTACCTCGGCAAGTGCTGCCTCCAACTCTGCCACCTTTGCTTTCGCCTCCTCCAACTCTTGGTTGTTGTCGGTTGCGGTCTGCTGCTCGGTTGTTTCGCCCTTCTTCTCTTCGCTAACGGTTTTGTCCTCTTCTTCGGGCTCTTCAACCTTTGTTACAACTCCGTCCTCAACGGTTATCTTAGTGCCATCGGATAGAGTAAATGTTCCATCGGGTGACGCTGCATCGCCTACCTCGATTTCGCCTTCATCGCGTTCAACGGTCAGCGTGCCCTCTTCGCACTCATATTCGGTGCTCGCTGTCGCTTTCATTTGCGCGATGGTTTCTTTTAATCTGCTTAAAAAACTCATATTGATAATAGTATTTGATTTTCTGCGGCTCGCGGTGTTCGGCTCTATCACACTTGATACGAAACCTAACTCAATCGCCTTGTCCGCTGTGAAAAATTTATCCTCGTCCATCATCTTAGCGAGGGTTTTACGGTCTGCCCCTGTGCGCTCCTCGTAGATATTTAGGAAGGTTTCTTTGTACGCCTTAAGCTCGTCCGCTCTATCTCGCAACACATCCTCCGTAAGCACTCCCCACATAGATGGGTAGTAAGGGTTATGTATCAAGAACCGTGCATGTGGTCTACATCTACGCGCTGCCTTTGGCGCTGCCAAGAACACAATGGTTGCCATGCTTGAACACTCGCCTACTACCTCCGCTTTTATTGTCTTTCCGCTTGCTCGAAGTGCATCGTATATCTTCAATCCTTCGTCCACGTTACCGCCAACACAATCAATGCTCATCTCAATCGTGCTATCGTCCTCGCCCATGCCTGCAATCAAATCATCTACGCTTGTAAATGATTGCATGTCACGCCCAATGCCCCACCACTCAAACATGATGCGGCTTTCTTCGTCCACGATTTCGTTGTGTAGTTTTAATTTCGCCATATTTTCGTTTTAATTTTCACAAAAGTACTTCAATAGGTCGTTTTTCGCAATAAATCGGCTAAAAATACACTGTCATTTGTGTGTCATGTGTACCCGATTATCGGGTTTCGGGCACAATAAAAAAGGGTAAACGCATCCCTGCGGCTACCCTCCAAAATTCAAAAACTCACTTAATTATGAAGAAAGTACTTGCTAAAATAGTACCGTTTGCTCAAATTTCGCAACTATGCGATATATATGCCGCTCCTGCACCTTGTATTTGTCCGCAAGATAGGATAGCGTAAACGCTCTCTTTACTCCGTCCTTCTCCTGCTGCTTGTACTCTCGGTACAATTCAAGGTACTTGACCGTACTCGCCTCTACATGCGCATCACATAACTGCCGCAAGATATACTCATTGCTCTTGATTAGTTCATATATTGTCATAACGTTCTTATTTCATTTTTATTGTTCTATTTCTTGAACTTCGCAATGCGTTCCTTCACGCGAACGCGGTTTGTTACGTCCGTAATATCTGTAACGCTGACCACTGGCGCAGGAAGGCTCTTAATCAAGTCGCGTGTTGCATCCTGCATCATGCTGTTAATGTCTGCCGTGCCGCCTGCTTGCTTACCATATATCGGCACTCCTCCGCCTGCTTGGTTGATAGCGGACAGCAACGGAGCAAATGCCGCTGTACTCTTGGCGTTGATCACACTCTCGCCATCGGATAGCATAGCCGGCACACTGTCGCTCGTTGATGTGCCCTCGCCCGATACATCTCCACCAGTTGCGAACTTGGCACTATTTACGTAACTTATCGCGGATGCCATGTTGGCTAAAATGCTTGCAATACCGCTTGCCATGGTGACTACTCCTGCAATACCCTTGCCAGCCTCGGCACTCGTCATTTTAGCGATTGCCTCTCCTATGCTAATAGCGATGTTTGCCAACGCAACAACCTTCGCCAGTTGTGCCGCTGCCTCGTTGTCCTCACCTGCGCTCTCCAATAGTGTAGATAGTCCGCTTGTCAATTCCTTGGCTGCTGTGAATGCCCCCTCACGCGCTTTGGTTTTCGCCTCCTCGGATTCTTGTGTGTTGGCTGTAGCCTGCGCGTTAGCCTTGGCGGTCTTGCGTATTTCCTCCTCCGTCCTTGTTCGCTGCACCTCGGCAACGTCTTGATTGTACTTCTCTTCAAGGTTGATTAACGTCTGCTGCAATGCCTTCTTTGCCGTGATGGTTAGCTTGCTTTCGTCTGCTAACTGCTCACGTATCTTCTCCACTCTGCGGTCGTAGGCTGCCTTCATCTCTGCCAATCTACGCTCCGTACCATCCTTAATCAGCGCAATGAGGCTATCTTCCGCCTGCTGCACTGCCGACTTTTCGATGCTCATCATCTCTGCTAACAATCGTTGCTGCTCTTTCAGTAATCGCTCCTGCTCCTTCAACGCCTGCTCCTTCTCCTTGGTTACACTCTGTATGCTCGCTCTTACGCTTGCGCTTGCCGAGGCTTGTGCGCTTGCCTCTGCCTTGGCGATGGTATTCAGTCTGCGCTCTACGGCTCGCATCTTTGTGTACTTCTCGGTTTGCGCATCCGTAATCGCTGCATTCGCTTGCGCCAACTTCAAGTTGGTTTCATACGTATTGTCCGCGGTCTTGTTTTCGTACAAGAGTTGGTTGCGCTGTGCCACTCGTAGCTTAATCAACGCATCGCTCTGCTTGTTCACAATGCGCTCATACTCGGCTGCAAACTGCTTGCGCTGCTCTGTGGTGTACTTCTCCGTTTGCATCAGTTGAACCTGCAGTTTAGCCAACTCCTGGTTCCACTTAGCGTTCATCTGTACGTAATCCTTCTGCCGTGCCTCTGCCTCCTTTCGATAATGTTCCGCTTTCTGCGCGTTATCCAACGCCTTTGTCGCTTGTTCGTCACTCTCGGATACAAGATGCAGGAATCCCAACGCGGTTTGGTACAATACGCTAAGATTGTTGTTTGCCTTAGTTATTGATGCCGCCCAGTCTTGTATGCGCTTTTCAATCACGTTGATTGCTGCAGTGAACGGAGTCAATGTACTCTTCCATCTGTTGGTGTTCTCCTCGCTCGACTGAATACCTTCGTTTAATTCGTGTATCACACCCACCAATGCCGCTATCGTCAATACAATAGGGTTAAGCAATAGTTTACCCAATGCAGATCCGAATGCTACAACCTGCGCTTTGGCAACGGAAAACATTTCGCCTGCGCTGCCTGCTTGTGCTGACAGTGCCATGATGGATTGAGCAAACTTGTTGTTCTGCCCCAGTGCGGACAGAATGGAATTTTCGTAGTTACCCACATTGCGGTAAAAGCGTTGCGTTTCCTCTTCTGCTCCCTTCAACTCCTTGGTTACCTCGTTGATGTGGTTTTTCAACGCCTCCCCTGCCGCACTCTCACGCTCGGCTCTGCTCATATCGTCATAAGCCTTGGTTGCGTTAGATAGCTCGGCTCTCAATTGTCGAAGACTCCCTTGTTGCGCTTTCTGTTGCGTAATCTCGCTCTTGATTTCCTTCTCAACCTCGCGAATAGACTTCTTGTATTCATCCTTCGCAAGTTTGGCTTTCTCCATCTCGGTATCGTACTTCTGTTGCGTGATACGTCCATCGTTGAGCGCCTTGCGCAGGTTGTCCTCGGCTTGCTTAACGTCCTTTATCTTGTTCTGATACTCGACAATCTTCTGTATCGCCTCCTCGATATTGACCTTGATGTCAATTATTCTCTCGGTGCTATCGCTGCCGCTGCTGCCTAAATTATCTGCCATGCCTTAGTATTTTTCATCCGTAAATCGTATCTTAATTAACTCAAACTCACACATATCATCATCCCCGGTTGTTACACTGCGAATGAAGAAAAACAATCCGTATTTCTGCAGGTATAACGGTTTTGTCATGTCGAGAGTTGCCAACCGCTCCGCACCGAATCGAATTGTCACCTTGTAGACGCGGAAAGGGTTGATAACCGCTGCATACTCCTTGTAGTAATCATCCAATATCCTCGTCCATGTCCTGCCCTCGCTGCAAAAGTATTGTGTAACTCCGTCCACTTTCTCGTGTCTTGTAGTGCAGAATATCGGGTTGTCGCTTTTCTCTTCGAACGTTTCCAATCCATCATCATCATACGTGTAAAGCTCCACCCACGGAATGCTGTCTACAGTCTTGTATGTGTTGAACGGCAAGGTTACAAGGTCGGTTTCGCTTTCCAGCGTCCAATCATCGCAGGGCAAGGATGCATCCCAATCTCTATCCTCGTTATCCGCATAGCGGAAGTAGTTTGTTTTTGCGTAATCATCGTCGTGGAACTCTATTTCTTTGATTTCGCTCGTTACCTCGTCATACTTAATGATGTTCGTAGTTTTCGGGTTCTGACTGCTCGCCCATGCTATCATTCGGCTGTATGTCCTCGGGTAGAACTCACCCTCTATCGGCACCAGTGCAATGCCCGTGATGGCACACATGGCGGTGATGTAGTCCACACAATCCATATCGGGCATGTTCAGCGCGTAATCGAACATCTGCCCTTCGTTCGGCACTACGTGGTCGTAGGCAACACGCAGTTTACACTTCGAGAAATCGAATGTTGCGTTATGGATGGAGCTGAACAACTTCTCATTCTGTTTGTGTCCTGCGCAGGTTGATAGCTCTATAACAAACATCATGTTCGTTCCATACGTCTTGTTCGTAAGCTCTGCTGCCGACTGGCTGAACGCATCGTCCGAATCGAAGTTAAAATGAAACGTCCTCGCGGTGTCGGTCTTGGTTGAATCTGTGTAAACATACGATTTTATCCAGTTCGCCAACCTCGGATAGCCTATGAACACATCATTTAGCTTTTGCGCCTCTGTGCTAAAAATGCTTATACCTACGCTTAGATTGTCTAAGTTCGCCTTACAATCACTCGGTATCACTACATCCAACGTGCCCTCCAATCGCGCTTGCAGGAATCGCTGCATAGGTACTGCGCCAATCCAATACTCCGTATTTCCGTTGTCCCCGAAGGTTGTAACGCGGTCGTATCTATCGGGATTGTTCGGGAAAACAAAGAAAGGAGGGTAACGCATAGCTGTTCGCATGTTGATTGTAGCGGATACAAGGTTCACTTCTTCGCCATTGTCTGCTGCGTTGAGGAATGGCATGACCAATCCATCGAACCGCGCTTTCTCTACATCCCCGAATCCTTCCGTAACTCCGTCATCGCTGCGTATCTTCATACCTAACTTGTCGCAGCACTTCAATAACAAATCGTAGCATGGGTATGTAGGCGGTATCTTTGCATCATCGTCTTGCCCTGCGTTAAATCTGCACTTATAAGGATAGGTAAACTCGTTCTCATCGCGCGTGAACTCTACCTCTCCTAAGTCAAGGTCTTGTAAGGTGTAATCGTTGTCCTCAATCATGCCTGCGCCCCAAAACAAATTCAGTTCGTAAGCGTCCTCCGTAACGCGCATTATTGCAACGTCCGCACCTTCTATCAGTACTACGCCATCCCTAACAACTCTTGCGCTCTGCTTGATGTAGGGCACGTTATTCAAGGTGTTCGGAATGTCTATCGCCTCCATTAACCTACGGTTTCTTGCGGTCTTAGGTAGCGATATTGTGTAGCTCGATGAATTGCTAAACTCATCGAACGGCCGGAAAAGGTTCGACTCGTATTTCAGTTGAATATTCTCTGTCAAATCCAACTTCTCGTACTCGCCCTCTTCGTTGATTATGTATAATTCATCCTTCATACCCTGCTTCTACATCTGTTGTGAATCAAACGAAAACGCAATCTCTACCTCGTAGTTGTCGAGTGCCTTACTACCGATGTCGCTTGTAGACGTTACCCGAATTGGGATGTACTCATCATCCTTCACCCATACTACCAGTGGTGACCATGCCAATGTGCGCAATAGCATACGTTGGTTCTTGGTTTGCAGCGGAGCGCATATCTTGCGGCTCATTGTGATGCTCTTGCCCTGTGAGATGGTACGCACCATTTCGGTTGCAGCGATGTAGTTCTCTACGTCCGTTTCGCTCGCCTCGCTCTCGTCTGCATCGTCACCGTTAAGGAATGTCCATGTTTGCCACTTGCCCGTAATGTCTACCCACATAAGGGTAATAGCACCGCTCGCAGTGCATTCGGCTGTGTCCGCTACACCTGCATCATTCAACGCCTCAATATCGGCTGTGAACGGAGTACTCTTGCCCCAATATACATCCCATTGCGTTATATCGTTGTCGGAGTCTTGCAGCGTTACCACCTTGTGTATGTACGCACCCTCTTGCGGCTGCAGGTCGGTGTACTTGAACAACGCTTGCACGTACTTACTGATATCAACGCTTACAAGGTTGCTCTGCACTCTTCCTTCAAGCGCTGTGGTGTCCGAACTATATACCTTGAATGTGCCTGCATTCATCTGCGGGCTCATTATCTTGTCGAATGCATATACTTTGTCCATATCTCTTATCCTTCCAATGTTTGTTTATCGTTTAGGTGTATCGTCTGTATTCCGTTCCACAACATCACGGATAGCCTATCTTTCAAGTTCCGTAACGTTGTCGGTATCTCGTTAGAGTAGATGTCGGCACGTCCTCCCTCGCGGTATAATAGCGTACCTTCGGTCTTTATCTTGTGCGCGATGGCTCCTGCCAACGTCATACGCCCTCTCGTATCGGGGTCGCTGTATTTCGGTTGCCATCGTGCGCTTGCTTGTCTTACATACGGCATGGCTCGGTACGATATGCCCTTATCGACTATCCACTGAGCGATTATGTCTACGAAGTTATACGGCACCTTGCCGCCCTTGCGTCCAGTTTCCAGTGTTCCGAAAGGCGATCGCCCTATCAGTGCGCCCCCCGACTTGTCAGCCTCACCGCGCAGGCTATCCCGCGTTCTTCCGCTTGCAACCTGCCCTGCGTCCGTATGGTTGGCAATGATACGTTCTTTCAGCGACTCCAGCTCCTCGCGAATGATTATCTCCTGCGCGAAGTAGGTTTGCGTTGCGTTGTAATCAGCCATAGCACTCACCCTCCTGCGGTGTCAAGGCTATCTCCATGGTGATGCCCACCATATTCTCGTCCAACTTGTCGTACACCACGCGGTAAGGTAGATTGCCATCCACCCAGTTGTAGAGTCCGCTTTCGTTCACGGCTGCAACAAACTGCTTGGCGCGTTCCTTCATGCGATTAATTTGCGGTTGTATGCCCTCGCCCTCGAAGTCAAGGTTGCAGGGTGTCAAGAATGCAAACATTCTATTCTCGCTATCTCGGAATGCGTTATTGTTGGCTATCATCGTACCCGATACCTGCAATACATCAACCAGGATGTCGTTCACTCGCTCATGCTCGCTTGATACTCCGTCCGCTCTAAGGTTGGCGCGTGCCCAATCGTCCATAATGTATCGCATTCCTAATCTCTTGGCGGTCGCTGCCATCAGCTCGCGTTCCTTCTGTTTCAACTCTTCGTGTGTCATACGCTATTTGTTCTTCTTACTGTACTCTTGTTCGAGGCGCTTGCGGTACGCAGATACCTCGCTATCGTTCTTCATCACTTGGTACACTCTGCGCCATGATACCTTCAACACCTCGTCGTGGTCTTGAATACCCATACGCTGTGCGTACCAATCTATCATACCGAAGTCACCGAACTGTAACCGCTCCACTCCTGCCGCACGCTCTTCCGCGGTCGGTGTCTGATTGCATCGCGCAAACATATCGTTGATACGCGATACCTCTTCACATACCCACTTACTGAATCCGTACACCACGCGGATATCCTCGCGCATCACTTGCTTTATCGTCAGCCCTAAAAGCACTTGTGCCGGCACAAATAAAACGTCCTCATCCGTTTTTAGACGTTTCAAATCCAAATACTGCCCGAATGTGATTAAGTCAAGGCTCATCGGCACGAATGCTCGGCTTACCATTATAGGCTTTTCCGCGCTCGCCAGTGCTTGCTTAGACTCCTTGTCGATAATATCTTTCACATGTAAAAATCGTTCAACCTTCATATCTTTTGTCTGTTTATCGTTGCTTACCAAATGTAGTGCGTCTAACCGCCTTGCGTTGCTCTGCCAACCGATTGAGTGCTACGTATCGCACTGCATCCATCAAGTGATTCCACTTGTCTATTGGCACGTTGAGCTTAATGCCGCTTATCTTATCCTCTGCCCACATGTAATGCCGCGCCTCGGCTATTAGGTTGAGGCTATCCGCGGTGAAGTGCATCACGTATCGTTGCAGGATGTCGATACCGTTCTTGATTGAGTCCGCGCCCTTGTTTGCGCCCTCTATCTGTCGTATGCCTGCATTGTGTATCTCTACAATAGATTTCTGCTCTGCGCTATCGGCTATCGTTGGCATGATAGGGAGTCCGCGCAACTTATCCGCTATCATAATGTTCGTCAGTCCTCGCTCGTAGCACTGTTCCTTCATGTACAACTCACCACCCAACATATATACATCCACTATTGCCGTAGGGTCGTTCACAAATCCGAAGTCCAACCCTCTTGCTATCGGCTTAGCGTCCTCGGGTATCGCCTCTACAATATCCCAACGCTTATATATCAGTCCTTCTAACTTACCAGTAAGCCCCAGTCCGTACACTCGCCACCAATTCTCATCGTCCTTGTTCGCCTCAATGGCTTGTATTTGCTGCTGCTCTAAAAACGGATTGTCCTTATATGTTGAGTGGATAACCTTCGTATCTTTCCGCGCCTCTATGCCTTGCAGCTCAAACCAAAACTCTGCGTCAGGATTCCAGTCAAGAAAGATACTCATTCTCGTGCGCACTGATAGCTGTCTGTATATCTCGTAGTCAAGATGGTTGCACTCATTCATAAATAAGATGTCGCGGCTTGAACCCTTCATCTTGTGCCATTTGTCGGCACTAAAGAAGAGAATTGTGCCGCCCAGTGGAAAGCGATACTCCTTCTCTGTCTTGTTCTCCGTGTAATCGCGCCCCTCCTGCAGTCCTTCGGATGCAAGGATGTTCCGCAAGTCCTCCATTGCTCCTCTCTTCAAGGATGGAACGCTCTCGCCTACAACGTCTATTTTCAACACCGCACCCCGAACGCATAGCGCAACAAATAGGCACATAACGGAATAAGTTTTTCCGCTACGCGTGCCGCCCTTGTTGGCTATTACTCGTTTTCGCCTGCAAAGTGCCTCCATGCTCTCACTATATATCTTCGTTGCTTGTATCGCCATTCTTTATTCCGTCCTGCTCTCCCACGCTACGCCTAAACATGTCCAGTACCTTCTGCGTGTCATTCTCGGTCTTGTCGGTTGATATAAACGTTACATTCGTACCCTGCGGAGTAACCAATTCCGTTGTCTGTTTTTGTTTCCAGTGCTCGGGGTCGATGTTGTGCAGTATCTCGCGTATTGCCTCAATATTCGGCTCTACGTGCTTCTCGTCCACTATCATTTGTGCAAGTTGAGGCTGTCCGTTCTTGTCCAACTTGTATATCTTCCTCTTTCCTGCCTCAATGGTGTGTGCCTTCGCTAAATACGCAAGGCTCTTCTCTACTTCGCGCAACAAATTAGCACGGAATTGCTCTTGTCCCTCCTTGATTGCCTCGGTTATCTCGCTTTTCTTGCGCCAATCGTACCACGTATCTTCGGCTATCCCTAACGCATTGTACAACATCCTGGCTGTTGCTCCATTTCTCTGCTGGTAGCCGTATTTAGCAATCCATTGTTCCACCTCTATCGGGGTCTTGTCCTTATCGTACTTCATCTTATCCAACGTTTATGTAAGTAAATTCCTTCAAGCAACTGCTTGGTCTTGTTCTGCTCCTTCTTCACCTCGATTGAATTGCCAAACATCTTGCGCAGGAAAAGCGTGTCTTGTTTCTCTGTTTCCAACGTTCTGCGCCCTGACTGTCCGCCCTGCAATGTGAAGGTTGAGTCAGCCAGTTGTCGAAAATGAAACCGCTTGTCGATGAAGCAAAATCTATTGTAGTACGCATTCAAGCAATTAATCCAGTGACTCTCGCATGCCACCGTGCGTTTGTCGAAGTACAAGTGACCACCCTTGTTCAATCCCATGGCGCATCCGTTGATGTACCCGTTCATCATGAACGGCTTGAACTCGTTGTAATGCGCAGGCACCGGATCGTTGTTGAATCCATATAGAAACGCCCCGATTTCTTCTGCTTGCTCCTGCGTCCTATATATCAAATCTCTAACCTGGTCGGGATTGAGCTGTTGGCTATCGGTTGTGTACAATCGTTCGATAGACACAATATCATCATCCACGAAAAACACATCTCCGAATAAGTCGTATGCGTACTGTCGTATCTCTGAGAGTGAAGGAAGGCTATCGTGTGTAATTACTTCGAAGTTCAACGCATCCTTGTACTCTTGTTCCTCCTGCTTGTCCACCAATACCACCATATCCGTGATATTGGTCTTGAAAATCTTTGCTCGCTTGCGCGATGGGCACACAATCTTCATCCTATCACCTCCCTTAACTTAGAAACATCTATCACGTTACACCTTCTTTCTTTACCGTCACCGCAATTGCTCGCATGGTTCTCTTGCAGTCCGAACACATCGCGCACAAACCCTTCATCTATCTTGTTGTGAACGACTATCACAAAACATTCGTGCTTTTCGTTGAACTCGGGCACGATGGGCATCTTGCAATTCTCATCGGTCGTTTCTGCCATCTCGCTCATAAACTCATCATCAACGGAATGTTTCGCCTGCTCGTACACCTCACCATAAGCCGTGATACCCCAATCGCGTAAATCTGCATCATCCCATAGGTTTGCAAGCGCATCCATATCCCATTCGCCTGCCTCCTGGTTGTCCATAACGATGTACATATCGCGTTCAGCCTCCGAGAGTCCGTATGCCTCTTTGACTGTCACCTCTCGTTTTTCGAGAAAGTCTTTCCAAAATTCGATAACATCTCCCTTCTCTTCCTCTGTGCGTTTATTCCAACCATTAAGTTTTTCTAAACGGTTCAAAACATCTTCCTCTGCCAGTCCGCTAATGTACGCCAATGCTCGGTAACGCATGTTACCTGCCAATATCATGCCGTTTTCATCCACGGCTATCTGCATCAGCTTGTCAATACCCTTGGGAAATATCAAAAGGCTATTCACCAACACTTCAAACGCATCCTTCGTGATGGTTCTCGGATTATCTTGGTTAAGATGGATGTCCTGCATCCTGCATTTTCTTTCGCTCATATATGATTGCTTATTTGTGGCAAAAGTAATGAAATTACTTTGATTTAGCAAATAAAATGCGGTTTAAATGTCACATAGACGCAAAAAATGCCGCTATTCTCGCGAACAACGGCACTCAACATTTAATTATTTATGAATGAACCAAAAGAAATCTTCTTTAAAAGGTTGGGTGCATCACTGCTGCCAACCTCAGATGTCTAACCTAATAAATTTAAAATAGAATTGACAAAAAACATTCTATGCAAAGTTACGAATTATTTTCCTTTCCTGCAAGCAATTTAAAGCGAATTGCTAACTGCAACATATCAATCGTCCCCTTAGTAAGTAATCGGTCGGGTGTTGTTCGAAGTATCATCCATCCCATGACAGTACCCGAATTGTATTTTTCGATGTCACCGAGGAACCCCCGGGGTCTTGTATGCCGCCCCTCTGTCCACACGCCACCTTCTACTTCCAGTGCTACCTTGTATTCGGGTATCGCGTAATCGTACCGCCATTTGCGTATTGGATGAAAACGAAACTCCTTCACGCACTCAACATGTAGTGCAGCCTTTACCGCGGCTGTAAACATGTCGTACTTGCTCGCTGTGTTATTTGTTTTCTTCTTCGCCATTCCGCTTATTCAACATTTCTCTTAAATCTTCCATCATAACTCTGTGTAGATACTCAATCGCTCGCACCATTGTTTCGAACGGTTCTCCTTCCATGTGCATATATATATGGCTATCGCAGGAATCTTTGTAATTGAATCCGACACAAAACACGTTAGGGATGCAGTTATAATGCACGCCTAAATCTCTGCAATTGCATCGCAGGCTGCGTAGAACCTCCATTAATGCCGTAAAACTCCATGCAGGCGTGCAATCGTCGTTAAGTGCAAACCCGATGCATAAGTCCTGCAAATCGTCAGGCATATAACATCCTGCCCAATGCATATCGGATGTCCTTATCTCAATACCTATCTTTACCAACCTTCGGCTCTGTTCCAATGTTGTTGCTATCTGTCCCATTGTAGTCCTCCTCGTTTAATCCAAAATTATACGGTACATTATCGCAAATAAACATACCCATTAATCGTTGTTGTTCCTGCGCCTCTACTACCGCCTCGGCAAGTATGCGTACATACCACTCTTGCAAATCCTTATCCATTGTCTATGCCCTTCAATGTGATACCTGCAGGAAACGCAGTGTAGAATCCATCGAACACCTCATCACAATGCCCAATGCGTATCTCATCGCATATCGTACCATCCTCCAACTCAATGTACACTTCCTCTTCATCTGTTGAGGATAAAATGCTTATTAGTTCTAATCTGTTCATACGTCATTCGTTGGTGTCGCATCGCTTGCCCCTAAACATTATTTGTCTCATTTGTCACCTCCTTTTTACTTTTATGTGCGTTCAGAAATTGTTCCACATCAAAATCAATCTCCATGCCAATTTCCGAAAAGATTTCCTTCAACTTATTGGTTTCTCTAATTAAGTCACAAACAGCCTTATCGTACTTTGGCTGAAAAAGCTCTATGTTGTTGTAGTGCTCTTGCAGCAATGGCGCGTTCCTTATACATCTTCTTGCCGTACAAATCTTTTGACTGCATTCGTCAATTTCTTTAGCTACTAAATCGTTAAACTTTTCTATATCAATCATTTGTCACTATATCAATAATGATTTATTCGTTCAATATTCATTACTCTAATCATAAACTTGCGAGCTTCCTCTTCCGAGGCTTCACCACGGACTGAACCTTTACAAAAGTTTCCAAAGTCACTGGCTCGCTCTATCTTACCATCGCAAGTTTCACCAATCAATACTCCGTAGCCATCACCTCCAATATATCCGTCATGGATAAAACGTGACCACTACCATCGACAAGAAATGTTCCTGCCTTGTATTCGCTTTTTCTCATATCTTTAATCTTTAAATTTGTAATCTCGTTTTTTACACCAAATGAGAGCCTTTACGAGCAAACCGAACAAATCATTCTCGCCCATAAATGTTACTACTTCTTGTCCTCCTTCGCCTTTATCGAGTGGAAGATACAAAGTAAGCATATATCCTTTTACGTCAATTAGCTTGTATCGTATCGGCATATAGTCCAGTAACGCCATCAAACTCCATGCAGGACAATCGCTCTCGTAGCTGTGGTCAAAATATCCGTCACTCTTTAATCTTAGTGACACATCATAATCGCCACCTTCTTCCTTATACTGTTCCGCTTCTTCATACGAACATTGGTTGCCATCATCGGCTGTAAAAATGTAGCACATATCCGCAGTGTAACTCGGAATACCTGCATCAAGCAATCTCTTAGACTGTTCAATCGTTGTTGCTGTCTGTACCATAATCTTCCATTTATATTTCTTCATAATGTTCGCATCCGCCATCACGCAGTGTTTTCATCGCCCTGTAATCGTAATCTTGAAACACTCCTTCATTTCTCTCGCATAGATGTTTCTTGTTGTACAACTTACAACCCAAGGCGTTGCATTTGTTTGGTGTCGCAATAATGCTCATCGGCATATCCATATCGTAATTAGGAGAGTATTCGTCAAAGTCCAATTGTTCCGTTTCATCCGCGGCTTCGTAGTGTTTGCAGATATAACATAATGCACGGATTTGTGGGTTCCTCTTACAGTATGTATCTTCATGCCGCTTACATCTCCACTCGGTCATAAATAGCTGTCCGCAATGTTCGCATCTGTATGCTTTTACCTCTTTCATACGTTTAAAAATTTATCTCCATTATAGTTTTTATCTTGTACTCTTGCATTTCCACCCATTCGCGCAGGAAACATTCCAATTCTCTATGAAACCGCCAATCTGTCCGCGCCTCTTTGTCGAAGTCTTGCGCAAAGGAGAGTATATCGCTCTCGATTCTTGTTGCCAACTCCGCAAAGTCAAACTCTCGCGTTATCTGACCGATGTACACCTTGCGAAACCCCTCACCGCGCAAAACATCGTAAGGGATGTCGGCTCGGCATTCCTCGATGGTGCTGTATGTCACACCATCGAAGTTATCACCGAACACGCCCCACATATATTTTCCCTTATCCATACGCTCCTACTCCTCCTTGATTGTTAGCTCTTGTACCTTATCCACCGGCACGCATCGCGCCCCTGCTCCTGCATCGCACACAATCCAACGGACGGTGTACCATTCATTATCAATCTTCACCTTCATTGTCTTCGTGTATTATGATATTCTTTCGAATCACGTTCATTATCTCTTGCTCACTCGCATACAAATCGCCTTCCGTAAGTAGGTTGAAGTTAGCCACGGTGTAGTAAACATCATTCGTTATAGCGATTTTTCTTATTCTTCCTTTGTGTACTTCCGCGCCAAACCTGAAGTACACTACATCGCCTACATTAAATCTTGTTTTCATCTTTCTGTAAATTTATCAACTTCAACATATTGGAAAACATCGCCGAAGAGAAGAGTAAGCAAGACGTTCTCCTTATCGTCCTCTATCCGAACCTTCTTGCCATTGGTTGAATGCACAATATAAAACACTCCATACACATAGCCGTGAGAGTACCATCCGCTATTCGTAGCCTTTCTGAAAAGCAACCAACGACCATTTAGCTCCTCGCAGGTTTCTTCGCTCATTCTTGCTGTAATCCATACGGGAATTTTGTCATGGGAATACTTGTGTCTTCTAATGCGTCCTTCCACATATTCGTACATCGCCAGAAATCCTATCACGCCAAATATTCCTATGAATACAAAACCTGCAATGGCTAATAAAAACTCTATCATCTCCATAACTCATCGCTATTTATTTTTTCTACTAACTTATCTACGGCTGGCTGATCCTTTGATTTTATAACCGCAGCGTTACCGTCTTTATCTTCTATGGCAACATAAAACACACTGATATTGTGTCGCTTAAATAAGTCAGACATTTCTTTTACTATATTCATATCGCTTTCGTTTTTAAATAGTCTTGATAATACTTGTTTGCTCGCTCCACTGCCATTTGCTTTGTTTCTCCGTTCGGATGGCAATAGATGTTGAGCGTAGTTTCAACCTTTGAGTGTCCAAGCAATTCGCTCACGGTCTTTATATCCACACCATTGCAGATCAGCCTTGTTGCGAACGAATGGCGCAGTGCATGGAATGTGAGCCATCTCTCCGGAGGAAAATTCAAATCCTCGTACATCTTGCGCAGGTATCTACGCATCGTTACATTCTGCGCAGGCTTATCGCTTAGCGTACACACAAATGCGGTCTTGTCTTGACCAATGGAACACATTCCAATGCGCTTATTAACGAATGCAGGCATATATACAATTCTATCGCTGTTGATAGTCTTTGTTGTGCCTTCCTCTCGCACCCACCGCGTACTTAGTGTCTTGCCCTTTTCGTCCATGTCGCGAACCACATAGCTCTTAACTCCGCGGCATACATGTATCGAACGCTTTCCGTGGTCTATATCCCCGAATCGCAGCGCAAGCACCTCGCCCATACGCATCCCCGTTGTAGCGGATAGTAATATGCCGTTGTATTGCGGTTTCTTGTTTTGCAGGCAAAAGTCAAAAATGCGTTTCAGCTCATGCTCCGTAAATACTTCCAACGCCTTGCGTTTCTCCTTCTTCGGGTAATATATCACGAACTTCTTGCGCTGTGCGTTTGTCGCCAGTTCTAACCAGTTTAGGAACGTCTTAAATACGAGCACCATTCCCCTAACCGTTGATACTTTCATTCCTGCTTTTACTTTTTTCTGTACAAAAGTATCAATGTCAAAAGTGCCCAGCGTCTTGTAGCATTTTTCGCCAAACTCTTCCAGCAAGTGGTTGCTAAAATATCCGTCCATCAGGGATAATGTCGTAGGTTTAATGCGTTCTTTTTTAAACGCACGATACTCTACGAACGCCCTCTTAAAATTAGTGTTTATTGTTATTGGTCTCATAATCTTTTGCTTAAGTGGTAAGAGGTGAGGGGTGAGAGCTAAAATGCGGAAACCGGACGCACTCTGGTCTGATACGTGGCCTTAGTGTACCAGCCGTGCACATAGCCATAGGACAGGGAGACGTACCAAGCGTGCGAGCCACTGTTCTCGGTACTACTCCAATAGTAATCGTCCTTCAACTCATCTCCTCCACACCTTGTAAGCATACTATTCAATCTGTCTTTTACTTTACACATCAATACGAGCTGCCCCAAAGATGGAATGTATTCGCCATCCTTTAGCTTAATCTCCTCGTTTAAAGGTAGCGCAGCGGTATTACTCTTTCCATCATAATCAAAGATTGCGTCCACTTCTCGCTCGTAGTACTTGTTACCCTCTGTGTCTTCGCTACATAGCCCTATGGGATATTCTGTCGCATCATACAGGCTTACAACGAACTTGTGTTTTCCTTTTACAAGCAGAATGCCAACAACTTCTTTTGCCTCGTAGAATGATGTCGAGTAGCCTCTGTTGGAATAGAGATAGTACAACTTAATCTCGTCCTCATCGTAATCTTGATTTTGAGATAGAACCTCGCCTACAATACGCTTTGGCTCAACTTCATTGCCAACAACAAACTCATAGCATTCTTTTGCCAACGATACGTTGTATCCACACTTCTCTAACAATTGTTCTCTGTAATTTCTTTCTGTATTCATAATTCAAATATTAAAAGGTTTGACAATATGTGAGCGGTTTTCACCGCCCGTTGTGTTACTCATCGTAGTGTACATCTGCCGAAGTCCACGCCCTCCGTTCCATTCGCACGATTTCAAACAATCCTCACCATCCCCTTGGTTATTACTCTGTTACTTCTGTATCTCTTTGAATGCTGCCATCAACGCTACTGCTATGTTCTTGTATGTAGCTATCGTCCCACCGTTCTCGGTTCTCAACTCTATCGCATCGTCGGAAACAAATACATCTACACGTGCTTTAGTGCGCATGTTCTGCATAGGGACTTCAACACCGTTGAATGCCTCTCTGCTGTATACCACTGCGAACAAATCACCCTTAGCAATCATCCATGCATCTCCGTTATACATAGCGCAAACCTTACCTTCCGTAGCCTCGTTAATCATCATTTGTACTGCTACGTAAACTTCTTCTACTGTTACCTTTGTTGTCATATTCTTACAATTTTGTAAACCTTATCGGTTTGGTTAAACATCTTGTTTTTTAATTACGTTGTAAAGTTACTATTTTTCTTAGTATCCACCAAATTTTCCGCAAGAAAAATAGCATTTTCTTTGTAGAAAAGCGCATTTTTAACATTTGAGCCACCCAAAATATGTTATATAACATGTTTACCACTTCTTTTGTTCAAACACCAGGAATGCCTCAACCAACCTGCGATGTATCATGATGAGCCGCGCACTGGACTGCAAGTTGCTTGCCGTGACCCCTTGTTTCTCTACGGCTCGCACCTCATATGGATTGCGCTCCTGCTTTCTTTCCATGTACTTGCTATAAGCCGCCTGCTTGTCTTGTATGCTCGGCTCTTGCTCCTCTATCAGTCGGTTGCGTACCAACCAGTCATATACAAGAACATCCTCTCCACCGCGCGTAACCAGTTCGTGAGCTGCGCTCTTCCATCTCTCGTACACCTCGCGTACCAGTCCTCTTACTCTTGCATCCTCTTCGGCTGTGACGGTATGCCGCATGTCCTCTTCTCTTATCCTATCCTGCAATGCTTGGTAGTACTTCTGTTGTGCATCGCTACGCCTCTTCTTGTACGCATCCATCACGCGTGTAAAGAATGCAGGCTTGAACCTGCCGATGCATTCCTTCTTCGGTTCTCCTGATGTGTCCCTTGGTAAGTACGCATCCAGTTCCTGGGTGAGCAACATGCGAAACGCGTTGCGGACCTCTTCGTAAGTCAATCCTCCGTAGCTGCTCTGCAGTGCATCGAATATCGCGCGTTGTGTGCATTTCCATTCCTCATCTGTGCCAACCTTCGCGCCTACGATGTCGGCACACTCGCGGAATACCGTTGCCGCAAGCAATACTGCATTGTTGCCGTTTCCTACCTCGCGTATCGTCTTCGATGTGCCGATATACTGCATTACGCGCTTGTCGGCTCCATCTTCCATGCAGGATAAATCATACCTGCTATTACTGATTACTATCTGCTGTTCCATATCCTTATGCTATTATGTTTGATTACTTATTGCTATCTCCTACGCTGACCGCGCTCCATATCGCATCCGTTTCCTGGTCTGTCGTTTCTCCGAAACATCTTTTCTTGACCTCGCCAAACAGCGCATCCACTTGCCGCTTGCGCTCCTGCTGCGATACTGTTACGAGATGCCCCTTGCGTGCATCATCTCGGATAAAGTTACGGATGGTTGCCATCCATCCCCTCGCGGTGCGTTTCATATTCTTCGTGTCGCTCCAGTCGCTAACCACATGGTAGTAATATGCAAGGTCGGCACCGAGCTTTGACTCCTCGCTAAAATATGCCTGCATTGCCTGCACGTCTATAACTCCGTCCTTATCGAACCTTTTAGCGACTTCGCTATTACAGAATAGTGTTTTCCTTTCCTGCGCAATTACAACCGTTTCTTTTGGAAGGGGTGGGCAAAAAGATTCTTCTTTTTGACTATCACTATTTATAGTGATAGGTTTTTCTTTAATTATATTATTATTTATATATTTATTATTGGGTAAAGTTTCTTTACCCCTTTCTTGTTCGTTCTTTACCAGGGGTAAAGTTTCTTTACCGGTAGTAAAGTTTTGCGCTATGTCGGCATTATATAGATTAGCTACCTCGTTCGGAATGATTGCTTTGTACGCGCAGAATTTGACTCCGCACATTTCACGTTCTGTCTTTTCGATTAGATTCTTGTCGGCTAAACTCTTTAACGCCTTAATCACGGTCGGCTTACTTGTGCCGGTAGCACTCATCAGATATGCAGTGCCACCGTTATATTCACTTTCTCGGTCTTGCGAAAATCCGTGTATAAGTGCATAAATAAGCAAGTCTGTTCCGCTTAGATGCAGGATGTTTACCATCCATCCTTTGATAACGATATAATTGTCGTTCCCAAATTTTTTTGCTGCCATATTTTCTAAAAAGTAAGCCAAATCGGTTCAGCGTCGCACCTCGCATCCCCAACTTGGCTTTATGTAGTTTTACAACTCAACTTTCTTAAATTAACCCGAATCCCTTGGCGGTGCGAACGCCTCGTTCATCTTTGATGGTACAAAGTTACCACTTTATTCTGATACTGACAAACATTTGTCGCACAAATTTTCAAAAAAGTGTGCTATCCTCACGAACCGCACACGTATAACATGAGATTTTAATGATAAACTTGTATTATAAAAATAGTAATAAGTAGTCACACAAAACCAGCGATTCTCCCGAATGACTGGATAAAAGATTACTAAATACAATGAAAAAATTATGTGATTCCTTCTTAGAATGATGGATAGTTATATTCTTATTGAAAAACCGCATCTGTCCTCACGGATGGACGCGGAGAATGTTTAACCTTAACATAATACCATAAAAATCAATTAAAGTATGAAACCAAACATCTGTTCCTATATGCTATGTGAGTAAAAGGGCGCAGGCTGCGCTAAATAAGAGAGAGAAACTTATAAATCATACCATGATTATGACAAACATAATGTGCCTATGAAACACACGCTAGGTAAAGAAAACTGCCTACCTTAAAGATAAAAGTGCGCAGCCTGCTGCCCCCCCAACTCATCAAAAAATTCGAAATGTTCAAAGAACGCTCTGCAAAAGTATATCATTTTTTTCATTCCGCAAAACATTACTTCGTAAAATTCACTATCTATATATAATATATTCCGTCTATATACCGTCCACGCTGTTGCCTCGCTTATCCAATCGCCTCTGTATCATCTTCGCCAACTTTCGCATAACGCGCTTACGGTTCTTCTCAACTACGCTTGCCCCGGTGATGGATGCAGCACCCTCCGTTAAGAAACGCACTGCATCCTCCGCCATCTTATTACTTATCTGTATCATCGGCTACCTTATCTATTAGCTGTATCGGCTTGTATGCCTCGCGTATCTTACGCAGGCTCTCCGCACTCTCATTCGGGACTATCTGCACCACTGGGTAACGGCTCTTTTGCCCTGGTTTCTGTGACTTGGCAAACTGAACGCTCATGTCGAAGATGATACCCTTAACAAATCCACGCTGCTCCAGTACGCTATCGAATACATCGCGGATGTTCGGAATGGTGGACCGCTCACCCTTGGTCGTGAACTGCCATACGCCTGCAATGCCTCGCACCATGGGAACGAGGAAGGTAACCGAGAGTATTACGTCCCAACCATCCATGCCCTGCTTGGTGCGCTTGTTGCAGAACCTGCTTGCTACACTATCCATAAGGTTGGGATATTCCTCGATCGTGAGCTCGGTGTACTCCTTGCCGCTCCACACCATGAAGGTCTCGCCATCTCCATACGCACATAGTTCGCCTGCATCATTACGGTATTCGTAGCGCTCGGCGCACACACGGGATGCATCATCATCGACAAACACTATTTGTATCGTGTGCGGCTGCTCGCCATACACACCGCGAAACATTGCCTCGTACTTACCAGTTGGAATGAAGTAATCAACGCTCATCGGGTAGCCTTTCTCGGACTTCTTACCAATCTTTACCTTTCCAACGATAGGTAGCACCACTTGTTTCTGTGGTGCATCCCTACGGACTATTCTATTTCTCATCTTGTGCCTCCTTTCTTCTTGCAATTACAACATCGGAGAGTTTCAACTTGTTGATGTTCTCCGTTAGGTCGCGCTGCTCGTCAAGGTCTATATGGCCAACGAACTGCATCCATTCCTTATCCTCGCTATCATCTTCAATGGCTGCCAGTGCGAGGATGTACGGTATCTTCTTGAGGCTCTTGCTGTCGGTCTGCTCCTTCAATGTGTACGTGGGTGTCTTGCGCCAGTCCTTCGGTGCGAAGTTGAAAATGCGCTCCACTGGTAGGCTCTTGAAGTTTACATTCCACATCTCGCGGTACAATCCTAACTGAATTTCGTACTCTTCGTGGAATCCCTTCTTGCCGCTCTTGAAGTCCACAATCGCAATCGTGCGTGCATCGCTCTTCGGTGATTCCTTCATATCACATACAAGGTCTACCATGCCGGCATAACCGCCATCAGGATTAACCAGCGCTACCTCATCCGCTATCGGTCGTACATCGTAATCAATCATCCATTGTGCGAACGAGAGTACGTCTTTCTTTAGCTCGTCCTCGTAAGCAATAAATCCGCTCGGTAGGTCGTTGTCCTCAATGTACTTGCTTAGCTCCTTGCGCACATCATCCAACACGTAGGTACGTGAGATTATCAACTTCTCAAACTGTGCGTGCATGAATGTTCCGTATGCTGCTCGCTCCATCTTGATGCGTTCTGCCTCTTCATACCCAAGGTCTGCAATCCACTTGATTAAGTGTTCCGGGGTCGGCTGCGTTCTGCGCAGGATGGTCGTTACTGACGGATACCATTCAACCTTGCCTGCATCGGTCACGCGGTAGTAATACCGTCCTGCTCGGCTGTTCATCTGATACACCTTGTACGGTGCATCCATCATAGCACCTTCGCGCAAAAACGCTGCCTGCACCTCTGCGATGTCGATTCCTTGTGCTAACTCTACTTGCATGCCGCTTGCTTGCGGCTGTCCTTCGGGCGCTCCTGCGCTCATAAGCTCATCGAATAAGTTTCTTTCTTCCATTTCCTTTATAGGTTTGTGGGGCGGTCGTTGTGCCGCCCCTGGTTATTACTAATCAATCCAAACATTACAGATACCTACCTCGTAGGTTGTGGAGTCGTGGTTAAAATGTGTCGCAACCTTGGACACTGTATCAACCACCTGCATGTTGCTATCGTTGATGATTACAACCTCGCCCTTCTTGCGTGCGTCCAGTGCCTGTTTAATCTCGGGACGCTCTTCGTCTATACTCAATAAGCGCTCCTTGAAGTGGTCGTAGGACTCCCACGTTACATACTCATCCATCGTGAGCATGTCTTCGTATGGAACGCCGAACTCTACTCCGTTATACATGCGGTAGTAGAAGTCACTACCTGCCTTGCGTGCAAGCAAATATGCGTTGCCGTACTCATCGAAACCGAACTCCTTAGCCACTTCCTGCACCTCTTCCATGGTGCGGAAACCGATAACGGCTCTTACAAGTCCTCTTGGACTACTTACTGTGTTGTTGCATGTCATTACAACCTCGAGATGCGGGTACTTCTCTACTATCGCATTCAAAATCTCGTTGTACTCTGTTCTTGTCATATTCTTATCGTTTTTAGTAGGGGTGCTGTCACCACCCCTGGGGTTATTACTTATTACAATTCTTCCATTACTATCAGGTTACTACCGCTTACTACTTCGAAGTTGCCGCGGAGTGCATTCGCCTCGCTCTCTGTAGCTGCGTATGCTAATACCATTCTTGTTGCCTCGTCACGTACCGTAAAATTCTTTTCCATATTCTTATAATTTGTGAGGCTTGCGCCTCGGTTAAACATCCTTGTTTCTTAA